AGCTGTGAGCATCCTGATTGGCAGGCAAGCGAAGCAAAGGCGTTCATTGACGCTTTGCGCTCGGCGGCATGGCATTCGCTGGTAGGGTATTCCGACGCAAAATGGGAAATTACCTCCTAATTTTACGATTTCCCCACCCGTGGGGCCAAACGCGGGCGCTGCATCCCCTCCTCACCGAGGGGGGAATGGAGTGAATTGCATTTAATCAAAAGGAGGAAATCATGTGGTATAGAAAATTGCAGGCTCTCAGCGCCTGCACGGAGGCGATTGAATTCTCCAAAAATCACAAGGATCTGGAGACCGCGTGGCACATGTGCCTGCGCGGGGATTGGATGCTATGGCTCGCTGGTCGACTGGTTGAGACCGACGAGGAAAGAAAAACTTTAGTTCTCGCAGCCTGCGCTTGCGCGAGAACAAGTCTGCAATTTGTCCCGGCAAATGAATTGCGCCCTCTTGCGGCGATTGAGACCGCAGAACGGTGGGCGAACGGAGATGCGGCAGTTACGCTGGAAATGGTAAAAGCCGCCGCCCATGCCGCCCATGCCGCCTATGCCGCCTATGCCGCCAATGCCGCCCATGCCGCCTATGCCGCCGCCGATGCCGATGCCGATGCCGCCACCTATGCCGCCGCCTATGCCGCCGCCTATGCCGCCGCCTATGCCGCCTATGCCGCCCATGCCGCCGATGCCGCCGCCAATGCCGCCGCCTATGCCGCCGCCTATGCCGCCTATGCCGCCCATGCCGCCGATGCCGCCGCCTATGCCGCCGCCGATGCCGCCGATGCCGCCGCCTATGCCGCCGCCTATGCCGCCGCCTATGCCGCCGCCTATGCCGCCCATGCCGCCGATGCCGCCGCCTATGCCGCCTATGCCGCCGATGCCGCCCATGCCGCCCATGTCGCCGCCGCCGATGCCGATGCCGCCGCCTATGCCGCCCATGCCGCCCATGCCGCCCATGCCGCCGATGCCGCCGATGCCGCCTATGCCGCCTATGCCGCCGATGCCAGACGCGACGCTTTGACACAGTGCGCGGATATCGTGAGGACATTTTACCCAAAGGCACCAAAGCTATGAAAATCTCATCGACCTTCCGCCTCACTCCCGAGGCGACGCGAATCATCAGGGAGATTTCCATAGCCGAGAGCCGCACGCAGGCAGGCGTGGTGGAGCAGGCTGTAATGCTCTACTCGAAGCGCCGCGCCATTGAGCGGAACGAAATCTGATAACATCCCCACCCGTGGGGCCAAACGCGGGCGCTGCATCCCCTCCTCGCAGAGGGGGGGATGGAGTGTAGAGGGTAGGAGGTCACAATATGGGGGCAGCGTCACGCCAAAGGCCCCACAACCCAAGAGCCCGCCGGACGACGAATGCCGGCGGGACAGGAGGAAAAATGAAAGCCGCAACATTTGATGAAATAGTAAGGAAACGCGCCAACGAGCGCGTACAAATAAAACTGAACGCTTTTAGGGAAGCAATAATGTCTTCCTGCAAAGTTCTCATCGGCGACCGATGTGGTTATCAAGGATCGCAAGCGAAACACAAATCTTGGCATCCTGACTATTGCCGTCTGTTGAAAATTCTTGCATCGGATGATAACCAGGGTGGATGGCCGGCAACTATCTGGGCCGAGGAATTCGAATCGGTTAGCAAAGAACTCCTGGCAATAATGGACGAGATGCAAAAAGCTCTCCTTGCCCCAGGAGCCAAAGAAGATGATATGAAACCGGGCACGGAGCCGAAATGAAAATCAGCTCGACTTACCGCCTCACTCCCGAGGCGACTCGACAAATCCGGGAGATTGCGACCGCGGAATCCAGAACCCAGGCAAGCGTGGTAGAGCAGGCCATCGCGCTCTACTCCCGGCGTCGTGAATTGATCGGTGGAATCATCGAGGCGGTCAGGACCGGAGACGTTAGCCGGTTGCGGGAAATTATCGGCCGATTGAGTTGAATATAGCGCTTGACATTGGTGCACAAAGTTGTACGATAGCGAACATGAGCAAGCACACCAGACACAAAACGGCCAAGGAAGCGCGAATAGTGGCGCGGGTAGAATGGCCGCTTTATGATGAGCTACAGATAAGGGCCGAAAAGACCCAAAGGCCGCTTGGACAGCTTGTGCGATTAATCCTTTGGGAATACGTCGGCAAAAACAAAGTCTCGCCGTAGCCGCTGACTACGGTTTGACATGCGGCGCGGGCACAGCAAACGCGCTATACGTTGCTCCCGATCAGTAGGAGCAGAAGCCCGCATTTTTTGAGGACATAATGAACATCTTCAGATTCGACTTTTTCAAAAGGCGTCAGAAACAGGACGCCATTGAGCGGTCAAGCAGCGAACGCAAACACCGCCACAATCTAACGGTTGAGGAAATCGAGCAGAGCAAAAAGCATGCAGCGTTCTTAAAGCAATTCATCCTCGACACGATCATCGGGGCATTTCACCAACAGGAACGCGCATCTGGCATGGATTCCAGACAGGTGCGACGGCGCAAGAATCGTATCGATGCTTTCTGTGAAATGACCAAACGCTTTCCGGGGGAGCTTCGGCGTGTGCGCCGTTCTATGGCCTTTGACTCGCTCAAGGTTAAATAGCGATTTTATCCCCGCGTAACTCCGGAGGTTGGGGGGATCTCGCGAGCCGGAGACGACCGAGACACACGCGGGGATAGGAGGAAATATGAAAGACGGAGGACCGGCATTCCCCACAGTGACCCTGCGCCAGTACTACGCAGCGAAGGCGATGCAGGGATTGATCTCTGGCGGGGATATTGACTCGTGGAGCTATCAACGGCTCACCGAAGAAGCGTTCTCCATTGCCGATTTCATGATCGCATTCGAGGATTACAAAAATAATGATCAGCCCAAAAATGATCACTAAGGATTTTGCAGAGCAGCGGGACCGAAACTTCTACCCGCTGAAAAACCCGGCCCGCAACTGGACCCGGACTATCATCAACTGGATCGTTATCCTGTCCGGGATCCTTTGGGCATACGCGATTTATAAGGCGGTCGGCGCAATCCTCCGGCTGCTCTAGACATTGCCTCGAGTGAGGCAATCGGCGCGGCGATACCGCGAAACTGGAGTACATCGAACTCAAACAGGAAGTGTTATCGGGGCCCGGCGGGACTCTATGCTCGCCGGTCGAGGAAAACATGAAAGAGATCGTGATACGACAAATCAAGATCGGCAACCGCCTGGAGTACGAGGTAATTGACGCCGATGAGTGCATTACCACGATCACGAGCCAGATCGATCATGCCGTGGTTGCCGTCAAGGTCGCGTTCGGTATCCGGGACGAGCGCGAACTGCAAAGAGTGATCTTCGACGGAGTGCAGCCGTCATGATCCTCTACCCTGCGCTGGCTATTAAAATCTCCTACAAGCCTCGCCTCAGGGCGAGGCCGCACCGCATCAAGGAAGTGTGCTCGTGCGGCAAGCGAATCACGCGAAAGCTGGACGGAGGCTTCATAAAACACCATTGCATTGGGAATAAGCAATCCTTCGAGGCTATCCATGCTGATACCGCGGATTGACCAGGCGACCCATCGTTACACCGTCGATGGGAAGCCGGTTCCGAGTGTGACGCAGGTTATCACCTCCTGCATGGGCAGCAATCCATTTTGGACCCAGGAAGCGCGGGACTTGGGATCAGCAGTGCACATGGCGATCAGATTCGATGCCGATGGAGACCTCGACGAATCGCAGCTTGCGACTGAGATCCGCCCGTACTTGGACGCATACGAGAAATTCCGCGCAGAACTCCAATTCACGCCAGACCTGATTGAGCAGCCGCTTTATCACCTGAATCCGCTCTACTGCGGCATGCCCGATCAGGCGAACACCAAGCGATGTGTGGTGGATTTCAAGACGGGCGCATTCGGGCCGGAACATGCGATCCAGCTTGCAGCCTACGCCCATCTGCTGTTCAACCCGTTCATTCTCGAGCGATGGGCGGTCTATCTCAGCGAAGACGGGAAATACTCGATGAAGGTTTTCCCCAAATCAGAACTATCGTCGGACTGGAACGTGTTTCAACACATGCTCGCAATCCATAACTGGAAAGGAAATCATGGCAAGTAACGTAGGAGAAATCACCAAAGCGGTTAAAACCGAGACGGCACTGCTCGCAGTACAGAGGCAGTCGGCCACCATCTGTCAGCAAGTCAATGCGCTCGTGGTCAGAGACCAAACGAGCTATTCGCAAGCCGTGGAACTGTACCAGGCACTCCTAAAGCTCGAAAAGGAAATCAAGGCGACTCATGAGCCAGTCATCCAAAACTGGTACGGGAAGCACAAAGCTGCCGTTGCGGACCGGGACAAGGATCTGGTTCCGGTTCAATCCGCTAAAACGCTCGCAAAGGGTAAGGCCTCAACCTGGCAGGCAGAGCAGGACCGGATCCGAGCCGAGGCAGAGCGACAAGCCCGAATCAGGGCAGAGGCAGAAGCTCGGGAAGCGCAGCGGATCGCCCGGGAAGCCGCGGAAGCGGAAGCGAAACGTCTTGCGGATCTCGCTGAGGCAGAGCGTTTGCGCCAGGCCGAGGAGGCCGAAGCGGCCGGTGCCTCAGTGGAACAGATCACGGAAATCCTTGACGCTCCCATCGCGGCACCGAAAGCGGAGGATGTCTACGTTCCTCCACAAGAAACCGTCATACCGACCATTGCGCGTACCTACGAGAAGCCGAAGGGATTCTCTACTCGCGTGGTCTACTCAGCAAACCTCATCAACAAGATGGAGCTGATCAAAGCCGCCGCCGCCAATCCGTTTTTTAGCCAGTATTTGGACTGGAACGAGAGTGCCATAAATAAACTCGCATCCGCCAGCAAGGAAGCGTTTTCGCTGCCGGGATGCAGTCTTTCTAAGAGGAATGTGTGATTCCAAGAAAAATAACCATCTTATGGTCAGAACAAGATAATTTCACGGTAATCATTGACGGATTGCTGTCTGATCATTTGACGTGGGACGAGATGCTTGGCCAGGTAGCAAGTGCTACGCTCACCGGAAAATCTAGATATCGAGGATTAACCATCGGTGAGCGTTCGGACTGGTGGAATCAACCAAAAGGACTATTGAAAGGCAACGTATGACCCAAGAACTTGCAAAAAGAATACCTCAGGACATAGTCAGAGAAGGGGCGTTCGACCTTACTCCGCATTCCCTCAGCGAAGCCCTGACGCTTGCAGAGTACATGAGCAAATCGGAACTCGTGCCCCAGGGATTCCGGGGAAAACCGGCAGATATCCTGATAGCTGTCCAGTACGGCGCGGAAATCGGGCTCAAACCTCTTCAGGCCCTCGCAGGGATCGCCGTCATCAACGGTCGCGCTTGCATTTGGGGTGATGCACTCCTGGCCCTCGTTCTCGATTCTGGCCTCATGACGAATTACAAGGAAATGAGCTTCGAGGAAATCGAGGCGGCACAGAAGGCCGTGTTTTGGTGCACCCGGAAGGGGCAACCCGAGGCGATCCAGCGCGAGTACTCCGTCAAGGACGCCCAGAAAGCGAAGCTCTGGAATGGCAAAGATACATGGGTCAAGTATCCCTGGCGCATGCTTCAGATGCGAGCCCGCGCTTTCGCTCTCCGGGATGGCTTCGCAGATGTCCTGAAAGGTCTCTCGGTTCGTGAAGAAGTCGAAGACTACGCGACTCCCGAAGCTCCGAGAGTTCTGGCCATGCCACAGCGACTCAGCGAACGCATCCCGGAGCAGCCGGCCATCGAGCAGGAGCCGGAAAATCTGCCGCCAGTCAATCCCACATTTCCGACCACAGATCAAGGGCCAGTCTGCCCAAAGTGCGGAGCGACAATGAACCTGAAGCCTGCAGGCCAGAAGAAGGACGGCAAACCATACCCGGCGTTCTGGAGTTGCTCAAAGTACCCGGAATGCAAGGGGACGGCGAAGGACTCGGATTACCAGGAGAGCAAAACCGCGTCCTATTCTGATCACGAACCGGAACCGACATTTCCTGAAGAGAGAGAGCCTGGACAGGATTAACACGACCGCCGACAAGGCGCGTGAATGCGGAACACGCGCTTTCCTCCGGCATAGGGGGATAGGCGGACTCAATCTTGACCGCTTCTGTGTCTGATTTCAGAGTAGCGTCGGGATGTGACGGGAAATGGATATCCACTCAGAGGCGATCTGGGTCGAGCGCTGCGGGATTGATCGTCCCGGATGGTCGTACTAGTCCGATCAGCGACAAATTGAAGGAGGGTACGACGCAGTAGCTAGGGGAAGCCGGTAGGGGGAATCCGGCCAGCGCTCGGCCCGAGGAGGGGAGATGGAATACGGCACATGGTTTTATGGTTACTCATGGAAGATTCCGACTGGGTACTACTTCAATACTGGCGGAATCTTGTGGTTGACGTACATTTGACCTTGCCAGCCTGAAGCGGGGGCTGGCAGTAGGCGCGGGTCTTGAGAAGACCGGACACAGGTTAAGACCTAAGGGCGCTTGAGACCCGCGCTGAACGGGAGGTGAGATGGTGACACGGGAACATTGTAGTGTGTGCGGATACACATGGGAGGATCAGCAACAGAATCTTGACCATCACCTGTGCTCCAATAGCGGAAAAGCCCCTTGGGAAATAGCCAAGAATCAATGCGAATTTCCACAGCCTGGAGAGATTAAGTTAGCAGTCGGAACCTACCAGCTCAGGATCGCAGAACTCGAATCCCGCAACGCTGAGTTGGAGGCTGGGTTGCGGAAACTGGAGTGGTCACGAGAGCCTACCGGAGATTGGCTAGTCCAGACGTGCCCCGCTTGTCACCAGATGGATCAGGAGCAAATGCCGAATGCGAGATACTTGTCGTGTGAGCAGATGGCATGGTTTGGGCACAAGCCCGACTGCTGGCTCGACAAGCTATTGAAGGGGAACAGATGAACGGATACGACAAACTTGATGAGACGATTGACGCACTCAGAGCAAAGATAGCCGAACTCGAATCCGCCTATGCTGCCAAGTGCCGGGAACTCGGAGAACTGAAACTTGTCCTTGAGCAGCAGGACATCAATCTGAAGCGGCTGAAAGAGGAACTCTCAAACCGCTGCGAGCATTGCGGAGCAAAACTAAACCTCAACGGTTGCGTTGTTTGTGGAGCTCCCGTCTGCTGTCCGTCTTGTTGTCGAGTCGCGACGTTAGAAAGCGAAGTAGATGGACTCGAATACAAACTGGCAAGTGAAAAGCTCTATCCCATGCGCAAGTTGGTATGGAGGAAGGCGAGCGAAAGTGATCTTGATCCGAAGGCGTACTACTGGAATAGAATCTTGCCTTCGATTGAACCCAATGATCGCCCACAGATATTCGCCGGTGATGATCCCGACAATATGGAACTGGTTTTCGGAGAGATCGCGGGACCCATCCCGGAGCCGGTGTAAGCATGATCACAAAAGACAAATGGATACTCGCCGCTTTGCTGATTGTGTCAATCGTGGGGATGCTGGTCTTTTTCTGGCTTATGCAGCAGGCCAACAAGTTGCACACACAACTTCCGATTCCAGTAACATACATCACAACTCAGCGCGAGGAATCATGATCACCTTCACGGCCTATGGAATCCCGGCACCCAAGGGCAGCACGAAGGCGTTCATGCCACGCGGAGGAAGATTCCCCATCGTCACCGCGGACAACAAGCGAACGAAGCCCTGGCAGTCGATTGTCCAAGCGGCAGCAATAGACGCGATAGGTGGAAATCTGATTCTGTTCCCAGATGGGCCTGTGTCGATCGCCGTCGAGTTTTACTTGCCTCGCCCAAAGTCGCTTCCAAAGCGAGTTGTTCATCATCTCAAAAAACCTGACTGCGACAAATGTATCAGGAGCGTCCTTGATGCACTCACCGGAGTGATCTGGCGCGACGATTCGCAGGTTGTTCGAATCCATGCCACCAAGTTTTATGCTTCAGACGCTTCCATGCCGAGAGCGTTTATCCAGATAGAAGAAGAGATCAAATGACCACAAATACAATGAGCTTACCAGTAACCCTCACCGAGCAAGAATTGATTATCAAAGGTAACGAGTTGTCGATTCAGGTCGAAGACTTGGCCGATGTCGAAGTTAGAAAGAAGACCGCGATGAGCGCATTCAAAGAGGAAATCGAAGCCTCCGAGGAGCGAATTGCCAAACTCGCCAAAATCGTTCGGGAAGGAAAAGAATACAGAGAAGTGGAAGTGACCGAACGGAGAAACGAGGACAGAATGACCATGGATACGATTCGTCTTGATACGGAAGAGGTTGTCTCATACCGAGAACTTAAAGGATATGAGCGCAACCTTGGACTGTTCCCGCAAGAAACTAAAGCGTCAAGCGAATAGGCTTGCAATCCTATCGCATCGGGAGTACAAGGGATCATCAAGCGCCGGGCAGGGGGCACCCACAAAGCCGTCTTCCTGCGGTCGCCCGGCGCACGCCACAGGAGCCGAGGAAGCGGTGAAAAATGCCATCGGAATCTGCCCTTACTGCAAACGAAAAATCAGAGAACCCTACTCTCCCCATAGCTGGAAATGCGCAGCCTATCACCAATGGCTCGCGACTAACGGAGTACGAGACGTTTCTGAAGTCGAAGCGGATCGTAGCCGAAAAGACCGGGATCGACGTTCCACCAGAGGCAATTAACCCCATACTCTATGACTTCCAACGCGACATCACGCGATGGGCTTTGAAGCGCGGCAAAGCGGCCATCTTCGAGGATTGCGGGCTCGGGAAGACCCTGCAACAACTTGAATGGGCTCGCCATGTAGGAGGAACAGTTTTGATCGTCGCTCCGCTGACCGTTAACGAACAGACAGTCAAAGAAGGGCTGAAGCTTGGTTTGCAAGTCAGAAATGTCCGGGATGTCTTCGACCTGCGCGAATGTATCAACATCACCAACTATGAGATGATCCGGCATTTCATCGGCGCTGATTTGCGCGGAATCGTGCTTGATGAATCTTCGATCCTGAAATCGATAGATGGAAAAACCAAGCAGATCCTTTTCGACCATTTCACAAATATCCCATTCCGGCTTTGTTGCACGGCAACTCCCTGCCCAAACGATATCGCTGAGATTGCCAATCACTCTCAATTCCTCGGAGTGATGCCGAGAAATGAAATGCTCGCATCCTTTTTCGTTCATGACGACGAGGGATGGCGACTGCGCGGACACGCGAAAGAGCCCTTTTATCGCTGGCTCGCTTCGTGGGCAATGGCCATGAAATCGCCGTCTGACCTTGGCTATGATGGCTCTCTTTTCGAGTTGCCTCCATTGAATATCCATGACGCCGTGGTTCCTACAGACTGGAGAAGGCCGGGCGAACTGTTTCCTGGAGGATTGAAGGGAATCACTGACAGAATCTCAGTGAGACGCAACAGCATTCAAGACCGCGTTCGAACCGTTGCCGACATTGCCAATGAGGCCGACGGTCAAGTAATCGTATGGTGCGCGTTGAATCCAGAAGCCTCAGCATGCGCCAGAGCAATCGAAGGAGCGGAAAACCTACAGGGAACGGATTCCCAGGAACGCAAGCGCCAAGTTATTTCAGACTTCGTTTCCGGTAAGCTCCGCGTCCTTGTGACCAAGGGAAAAATTGCAGGCTTCGGGATGAACTTCCAAAACGCGAGCACCATGATTTTCATGGGCTTGGGAGACTCCTATGAAATGTACTACCAGTGCATTCGCCGTTGCTGGCGCTATGGACAAAAGCGCCCCGTCGATGTTTACGTGGTAATCACAGATCACGAAGAGGAAATCGTTGAAAACGTGAGAAGGAAAGAAAAGGAGTCGGAAACCTTGTCCAGAACCATTATTGCTGCGGCGAACAGATTCGAGAAGGAGGAGCTTGGTAGAAATGGAGTATCGGAAAAGATCGAAACCTTGAAATACTCAAGCTCGAATTGGAAGATTTATCAGGGAGATTCCGCGATAGAAATGGAAAAGATCCCATCTGAATCTGTCGATCTGTCAATCTTTAGCCCACCTTTTCTTGCGCTTTATACCTATTCGGCAACGGAACGCGACTTGGGAAACTCCAAAAACGATGCCCAATTTTTCGAGCATTTTAGATTCATCATCGACGGCCTCATGCGGATCACGAAGCCGGGCCGGCTGTGCTGCGTCCATTGCGCCCAGGTCGCAACAACACTGGTAAACCATGGAGTTATCGGAGTCAACGATTTCAGGGGAAAGACTGTCGAGCAATTCATAGACAATGGATGGATCTATCACGGTGAAGTGGTAATCGACAAGGACCCGCAAGCCCAGGCTATCCGCGTTCATGCAAAGGGATTGATGTTCACTCAGCTTAAAAAGGATTCCTCCTGGCTTCGCCCCGCGATGGCGGATTACATTTTAGTATTTCGCAAGCCCGGAGAGAATGACGCGCCGATCCATCCAGACATCGACAATGAGCAATGGATCGAATGGGCGCGTCCGATCTGGTACGGCATTCGAGAATCGGACACGCTGAATACGGCAGAGGGACGCGCCGACGAAGATGACCGGCACATTTGCGCCCTGCAACTCGGGACCATCGAGCGATGTGTCAGGCTTTGGAGTAATCCCGGAGAAACGGTGTTCAGTCCGTTCGCCGGTATTGGATCCGAGGGATACGTTGCGCTTCAGCAGGGGCGCAAGTTCATCGGGATCGAATTGAAGCCGCTCTATGCGAGAACGGCGGCGAAGAACCTCACCGAAGCCGAAGCCCACATGGGAGCACAGAAAGGGCTATTCGATGCGCAAGCTGAAGCCTAGTTTCAAGCTCGCCCTCAGCATCTCCGACGACCTCTACCAGCTCTGCCCGGAGGATCGGGAGATTGACGCGGCCATCAGACGAGTGCAGAGGCTCATCGCAAGGAAACTCAGTCCAGCAATGGAACTTGCTGTTGATTGTGGGCTATTCAAGAGGAATAAAAATGATCGATCTTGACGATATCGGCATTGCAAGAGCGGCCATCGAGCGCATGCAGCGCACGGCGAGCAGGAAGCAACTCGAGATGCTCGCCCAGGCAATGGACAGGCTGTATCAGTGCCAACTACTCAACGGCCAAGAGGATTTCAAGGGACCGACATGGCAACCGTATCGAAAACCCGTTACCGAATCCTAAACCTCGGGGCAGGCGTCCAATCCACAACCGTCCTGCTCATGTCGATCAAGGGAATCTTGCCTGAACTGGATTGTGCCATCTTTGCGGATACAGGATGGGAACCGGATGAAGTTTACGAGCACCTGGAGAGGCTCGAAAAACTCAGCGTGCCGATTCATAGGGTTAAGGCTGGAGACCTGAGAAGTGATGCGATTCTGTTTCGGACAAATCCAGATGGAAGGCATCGGGCTCCAGGAGGCACCGCTGACCGATGGGCATCAATGCCGATGTATGTTCAGAACCCTGACGGTTCTCAGGGAAAAATCAGAAGGCAATGCACCGCAGATTACAAGATCGCTCCAATTGAGTTGTTTATCAAGCGGGAGATTCTTGGATTGAAACCTCGACAGAGAGCGCTAAAAGAACCAGTTGCGGAACAATGGTTTGGGATCTCGGTTGATGAAGCGCACAGAATGAGAACCGCAAATCATGCGTGGCAGAGTTTTGAATATCCTCTCTGCGGATGTCCTGAAGACCTACTCCCGAAGCGGTACTCTCGAACCGATTGCACGGAATGGCTAAAAGCGAATTGGCCGTATCCTGTGCCTCGATCTGCTTGCTTGGGTTGCCCTTTCCACAAAGATTCAGAGTGGGCAAAGATCAAGTCCAATCCTAAGTATTGGGCAAATGTGATTGAGTTTGACGAGGCCATTAGGCACACTGCCGGTAATACCGGCACTGTGTTCTTGCATCGCAGCATGAAGCCAATTAAAGAAGTCGATTTTAGCACAGCAGAAGACAATGGGCAGTTAAGCCTGTTCGGAGAAGACTGCTCTGGGATGTGCGGAGTATGAGAGACAAAACCCGTTACCGTCTCGGAGTAGCCCTTTGCTGGCTCATCTGGGTGTGGCTCATGTGGAGGGGATTATGAAACTGCTCGATCTTTTCTCAGGAGCTGGCGGGGCAGGCATGGGATACCATCGCGCAGGTTTCGAGGTTGTGGGAGTTGATAACCGTCCTCAAAAACACTATCCCTTCGAATTTCATCAAGCCGATGCCTTTGACTACCTGCGCGATCACGGGCATGAGTTCGACGTGATTCACGCGAGCCCGCCGTGTCAAGAATACAGCAGGAGTTTATCCCACTTGAGCAAAACAAAAAGACCGAAATTAATTACTCTCTTGAGAGATTTATTGATCGGTAGGGTGTTTGTTATCGAAAACGTACCCGGAAGCCCATTGAGCAACCCAGCGCTTTTGTGCGGTGCGATGTTTGGATTGAGAACTTATAGGCACAGGCTCTTTGAGTGTTCGCATCTCATCATGTGTCCTAATCATCCGCCTCATACCATACCGGCAAGCAGGGCGGGACATTACAAGCCCGAGACGTTTATTTCGGTTGCCGGGAACGCCTCTCCGATTGCGATGGCACGTAAAGAGATGGGATGCGAGTGGATGGACCGTCACGAATTGTGCGAAGCCATTCCTCCAGCCTATACGGAATATATTGGCAAACAACTTCTGAAAGCTATGGAGACGAAATGACCCTGACCTATCGTGGAATCGGGATCGAACCCGATGAACTGCTCGACAACCTGATTGACCGTGACTGCCAGCTCGAGATGTCCGAGCGCCGCGCGTCCGCGCTTGAAACCGATCTGGTAGCCTGCCGCCGGGGACGCGAGATCTTCGAGTCAATGCACGACCTAGGCGTTGACGAGATCCGCCGGCAGCGCAAGATCATCGAGGAGCTGCGGAAGGAAGTGGCGGTTTTGAGGAGCGAGAAAGGAGATTGACATGGAAAGAGAAGTAAGAATGGTGCCGAAAGATTGGCAGCACCCAAAGGGTTTTGATGATGAGTTCGTGCCTCTTCACGATAGAAACTTCCGAATCGAGTACGATAAATGGATCGAGGCGGAAGCGAAATGGAGGCAGGGATTGACCTCGGATCACGAAGGCGGATGGGAGCCGATAGAAGAAAAATACCGTCATCTGCGATACAAGGAATACGCAGGCCCACGACCTGACCCAGACGATTACATGCCGGAATGGAAACCGGGTGAGGCTAATTGGCTGATGATGTACGAAACCTGTTCAGAGGGAACTCCGATCAGCCCAGCCTTCGAAACTCCCGAGCAGTTGGCTAGATGGCTCACTGACAATAACGCCAGCGCATTTGGAAGCATGACGGCTGATTACGACTGCTGGCTCAGGGTAGCCAGGGGCGGCTTTGCCCCAAGCTCCGTATACTCGCCATCAACGGGTATGGTAAGCGGAGTGGAAGGAATCGGCGGCTCCCGCGAATAGACTTGTAGGGCAGGATACCGAATCAACCGGCCCTGACCGCTGATAGATCACTTTTCGGGACCTACACCCCGCGGCGGAATCCTGATCGTCATGACAATTGAGGTACCGTCCAGCCTGTCAAGCGCATCGTTCAAGACATCCTCCAGGCGCGAGACCAAGCGAGCAATCGCGGCCTCGGCTTGGGGGAGCAGTTCCGCTTCGATGTCATCGACCGTCTTTTTCCCGACTGAATCTCCGATGCTCATAGGATTTTCCTCACGCCCACGCGGGGAATGAACTGCGTCCCGGTCGCAGCGTTCTTATCGACCTGGAGGATTACCAAAGCTCCCCATCCTTTTCCCAGGCTCCAATCCACAAACCCTCCCCCGGCAAAGCTGCCCGAGGTGGCGCCGCCATCCGCAGCAACCCCAGCGTTACCCATCCCCCACAAAGTCAACTTCGGCGATATGGCATAGATCTTGACGGCAATCCCCGTTCGCATGACGTATTGGATTTTGGGAAGTTGCAATTTGCCCCCGACGCGGGGCTGAGGGATTGCGCTTACCAAATAGTCAGTAAACGACAGAACCCTATCAGAAATCGGTATCGCCAGAGCCCCGAAACCTTGAATTTGGGGCGAAGCGTCTTGATTGAAGGCCATCCCTACCCCTACGAATTTCGGCTTGTCCTGAGCCATCGTAGAGCAAATTGCGAAAAAGACAAATATGCAGAAAATGATGAACCGTGCTTTCATAATCTCTCGCTTTCTATTTTTGCGGATCCGGCTTGATGAAGTCGGGCCGCTTGGTTCCCCAGGCCGTCAAGAGCCCACCAAGCACAAGCATCAGCCCGAAGATGTGGCCCACAGTGAATAGCTCAGCCCAGGTTTTGAATTCACTTCCCCACCCGGCAATGGCCAGCAGGAAAGCCCCGAAGATCATCAAAGCCCGCTGATCCTCGAAGAATTGTTTCATGATTCTTCCTCACTTTTCAATCTTGATTGGAGCCGGATGGCTGTGGCACTCGGAACACTGGCGCAGATGGTTATCGACTTCCTTGAGTGCTTCCCAATTCTTGACGATCATGCCCCGATTGCGCTCATTCCCCTGCTCGATCAAGGTCCAATGCGTTGCGCGTTCCTTGTTATCCGCTCCGTGCTGCCGCTGATCTGCCACGAAGCCCAGGGCGGTGATACCGATGAACAGGACCAGCAGGAGAACTACCAAGCTACGCCATTGGTAAGACTCACGGGCGTTCTGATCACGCAGCATCGCAAAGGTATTCTCCAGCAATTCGAATTTCCTTTCGAGTGCGTTAAACTTTACTTCCATTGCGTTGATCAATTCATCTCTCATGGTGCCACCTTCGATTTGATGTAGGCACCCCCGATGGTCATCACCGCACCCACGCATCCGCTCACGGCGCCCCATAGGGTAGCCCGTTGTTTAATAACTGCCAGTTCCGTCCTCATGGCGGCAATCTGTTCCCGATTTCCCTTAGCCTCTTCTTTGAGATCTGCCAAGGATGCTAAGACGAGTTTCTGGTATTCGTTCCAGCCATTTCCCCCCTGTTCCATATTCGTTCTCACCATTTCTTCCCCCACCTCCGCTCACTCTCCAATTCTAGGACGTGCAACTCCGATATAGACGTTCCCGTGCTTGGTATCATAAATCAGCCTGCCAGAAGTAGCCGGTGGGGGAATCGGACCATCGTAGGCTCCGAGTACCAGCTTGCCTTCTCTTGCAAGTTTCAGCAGTTCCTCATCTTTCACGTCTTTCAACGCCGATTTGAGATCGTCTGACCAGACATAGTTCCCGCGGCCAGGCTCCAGTTTCTCAATTGCATCGAGGATCTGTTGGGAACGATCAGGTTCTGGTCCGGCGCCGCGCACCAGCTTCTTGATAATCTCGCTGTTCGGCTTCGTGCTTCGTCCAGCCTGCCTGATTTTCTGAACGATCTCAACACCAGACTCGACGGCACCTTCGCTTGGCGTCTTGATCCCTGCCGGCATGATGAACTGGCCAGTCTGCTTGATGGCGTTCCACAGTTGCTCCCTGATCTGAGGGCTTGCCAGCAACGCGGGACCAAGGATCGAGGCAGTAGTGACGGGGTTGATCCCGATGGCTTTGGCTAGGGCCGAGGAGGGGCCTGTGATAAGACCGTCTCGAGGATCTTCTGCCATATCAATGCCTCATTGAGACCCATACTTCGAAAGTATCGCGGCCAAGGCTCTCGGGATTCCCGAAGATCCTGACTCCTGAGATTTAGAAACGAGCCAGTTTCCAACAGATAAACTTTTCTGCGCCCTGGTTAACGCAAGGAGCGAAAGCGGCTCCATCCGTCCCGATATGATCGCAGGCAGGATTGCCGTGATGTCTGCCAGACTGAACAGCCTATTCCGTTCCTCGACAGGAAGACGGTGGAGCATGGCATTTTTGACAGGAATCAGTTCCTTCATAGCCGCGTTGAGTGCCTTCAGTTTGCCTGTGTCTGGGACAGCCCTTTCGATGGCTTTGCGTAGTTCGGTATAAAGAATGTTCGCCGCTTGTCCCATCGACGATGAGTCCACGTCGCGGGCTCCATAGGCCCATTGTCCGAGCAAGCCGATAGCTTCCTTGGCGTTCTCTGCCTGGTCAATTGAAACATGAAATCCCGTGGGATTCTGCTTCAACCCGAACTGCATATCCTTAATCAGGTTATCGAAAGCATCAAGAGCCTTCTTTGACATCCCCGCATTTTTGAGTTGCGCCGCCTGATTGACAAGTTGCTGACGCGCCGCTCCGATGGCGGGAACAAGGTCAACGCCCCCTGTCATGACACCATTTACCATCTGAGGGGTTGCTGTGGCTCCGAGAACCGCGCTTCTCTCCGTCCTCAGTTTCGATAGTTGGTATATCACCTGTCCAAGAGACTCACGTAGGTTGCCTCTCAGATTCAGTTTCTGGAGTAATTCCGGCGAAAATCCCTCCAGCATCGGGTATGCCTTGTAATCAGAAAGACTTGGCCTGATGGTTGAGAGTTGGATTTTGTGACCAAGTGCGCCCAACAGATCCTTGACGGGCTCTCCCAGGCCGGCCATCGCACCAGTCAGGACGCCCGTTGTTATTCCCTGTTTCAGATCTCCGGTCTGTGCTGTTGACACCAATCCGGTACTGGCACCCGTCACCGCGCCCTTTTCCAAAGCCCTTGTGAATGCAGGCAACTCCTTTCCAAGCTTGGCGAGCCAAGGAAATTGTTCGAGCAGTTTAAGTGCTTTGGCTTCTCCCCCCATCGGGACGAAGAATTCCCCGAACTGTTCAGCTCCTTTGCCGATCTTTTGGGTAAGGTTCGTTCCCTGCAACTCAGGTATCGCTTCAGGTGAAGGCGTATTCCCCAGCAGATGCCCGATTCCTTGTGCGGTCGATCCTATGCCCTTCGCTCCCCCAAGAAGGAATTGGCCCGGGATGTTGTTGGGAGTGTTCTGTTCCGCCCAACGAGCAATGCGCTGGATTATCGGCTCGCTTTTGGCTTGACCTGGTTTCCCAGGAATCGGCAAGTCAACATACTCGTCACCCTCAGCAGGAGGACTCTTCGAGGTTGCGGGCAGATCAACATATTCATCATCCATCATGGCGTCACATCCTTCACGATCCCGTTTATTACCGCATAGATCCTACCATTTCTTTTGATTGCTGGTTTATCGGGGGGAGCTTTCCTAAAGTCATCGAGTGTGGGGATTTTCACTCCCATCCCTGGAGATGGTTGTCCAGGCTTGTTAGGAGACCATTTTCCAATTACATACTTCGCTTCCGGGGAAATAAAACGCGACTCAAAATCGTCCCGTTTCATCGTGTTCAGCCAGTTGTTCTCTTTGGAGCGGATTTTGGAATGAAGCAGTTTAATAGTGGCGGAAATAGAGTCCATCAACTGGTCGGGAGATCGGCTTGAGTCAAAGTCACTCTTGTTAACCTCTCGCTCTGCCTGTTCTCCTCCGGTCCCCACATAAGCCCTCGTCAACTCGGGTCCGACGCGGTTGACAATGGTCTGGAATGTTGTCACCGGGGATTGACCCACTGCCACGTTGAGTCTATTGGCGATGTTGTTGAGAATGGTAACATTTCCGTTTTTCAGTGCTTCCACAGCTTCCCCAAGCACTCCCGCGTGACCCAACACAGTATTGATGGCTTCGATTTCCTTCTTATCCTGTCCCGAGGTCATGCTTTGGTAGAGCTTGCTTCTGACGGGGAATTCCTTTTCGTCATAAGCGGGATCTACCTGGTAAGCATAACTCAGGACCTTTTTCCAAAACGGATCTTTGGTAGCAAATCCGCCGACCGGGACGCGACGATATTCTATGAGAGCTTGAACCATTGGGCGGAACTGAGGAGGCACATTGGAAAATCTTTCCTGGATCGAGGCCCCCGATACTGGCGCAACTTCTCCCGCTCCCTGCTGTAGATTGAACGAGGTCACTGGCCCGATGGTTCGCAAGCGTTCCATTGCTTTGTTTTCTAGTTCTTCGTCGGTCCCTTCTCCAACATGCATTTTCTTGAAATTGGCGATATATCGCTCTGTGTCTGAGAGATTGGCATTCGCCTTCTCTTTTAGGAACCCCATCCTGGTCCCATCTTTGTTCTTTGGATCTGTTTTCCATTCCTGGTATGCGCTTTCCTCAAAGGTCGGAATATGCGGATTGGCAAGTTCGTGCTGCTTCTTGAGGTTGAATTCGCGGAAATCCATTGGACCGGAACCTGGATTTTTCGCTAAGAAATCCTCAAGCTCCCTTTCCTCTACGCTTCCTTTCGGAGGTCTCCTGTTTTGGATTTCGCTGAGAATGTTTGCTTTCTGAAAATCCAGCATTTCATTCGACTTGTTCGCCTGCGCTTCCGCTTGTTGCTGCCTGGCGAGTTCGAGTGCGATCAACTGCCGCTGTTGCGCTTCTTGCAAATGCCGTTGCCTCAGTATCTCTGGTCCCTGCGCCGCAGCTCCCATTGCCGCTCCGAACTGATATGGCCCCGGAACCTGAGAACTTGCGGAGAGCCCCTGACCAAGACTAAACAGGAAATTCGAGAGCAGCCCCTTCAGAAAGTCCTTGTGACCGGCCTGGGGAACCATCGGACTCTGCATCACCTGAGGAGGCATGATGGATTGCGGAGGCTGCAATGATTGCATGTTCGGTGGAGCGATTGCGGGGAGCCCCTGGCTGTGGTCAATTACCTGAGCCGAAGTTTCCGGGCCTCGTTCTGATTGATAACTCTGAAGAATATTCATCAGAGATTCAGGGTCAAGTGTGCTTAAGATTCCCATCATTTCCTCCTACCTATTCCTCGGGTCGAAACCCGGAAGGCCTCCGCCTACCGCAGAACCAGAACCTGCGCCTTTCCATAATCCCCCGGGTGCAAGCCACGAACCGAGAACGCTTGTCCCGGCACCAAGCAAACTCCCTCCGAGTTGACTCCAGAACGAAGGCATCGTCGCAAGCATCTGAGCACCCTGCATCCCGGTTGAGACCGCCTGATTACCAGCCCCGAGAGCCCCCGTACCGGCATTGACCGCTCCCAGCGAGGCTGACAGGTAGGGATTAGGCGAGTACGCATTGAGAAGCGTCCCCAACGCGCCAAGCTGGGATCCGTACAGGTTGTTGCCTTGACCAAGGATGCCTGATCCAAGTCCGATTCCCTGAAGGTTCGCCTGCTTTTGACCAAGTTGGTACTGCTGCGCATTGGCAAGATTCTGAAGGTTGAAGGAGCGATTGGCCGCGATGTTCTGGTTTGCCAGAGCTTCGTTCTGGAGAGTGATGTCTCCGAGAGCCTTACTCTTTGCCATCTGTTGCTGAGCGTAGAGCGAGCCCATCGAGTTTGCGATATCGGCATTGCCTCCCATACCACCGAATCCGCGCGCGCCCATGGACGCTTTCAGCTTCGACATTGCCCCGCCGAAACCCGTGTCCTGGTTCAATACCTGTGACTGTAGAGCAGCCTTCGCTTCAGGAGTCAAGCCTTCCGCGAGCTGCTTCGCGTCCATGACCTGAGGCCCTGATTTGTCGTTCAAAATCGCGTTTAACTGGCTCATCAGGTCGCCTTGCTGCCCAGTGAGTTTGGCCATGAGTGCATCAAGGCCCGGCATGTATTGGCCGATGGCCGCATTCTGTTTTCCGAGCAGGTCGCTTGCGGTCTGGTTCCATTGGCCGCCGTATTGATTCGCCAATGCCGCCTGTTGTGCCGCCGCCTGCTGCTGTTGCTGGCTCAAGGCTATTTGCTGATTCAACGGTCCCGTGTTCGGCTTGCTCATACTTTCAACCTCCAAAGGCTATGGGGGATTTCCTCCCAGCCATTGTTCTTGGCCAGCTTCTTCAACGAGCCATCCGTTTCGCTCATCACGGCGTAGAGTTCCTTGATGCCAGCCTTTCGGCACAGTTCCCTAATTTCCTCGATCATGCCGCGCAGCCCGAGCGCCAGATCTCCTGACTTGGCCTCCGGGTTCGGCGCGAGTCCTTCGAGCATGGCCGCTACGGTGACAAGCCCATACTGAATCGGCCGGCCGTTCTCGCTTGCCAGGATCGTCGCCGTAGGGTAGCTGTAGCGTTCCAAGTCCTCCCGGTGCGGAGCTGACCATTCCGCGATGTTCTCAAGATCCTGTGGGCCTGCAAGGCGAATTTTGATGGTTCTCATGCCAAAACCACATGCCTCATTGTGCCGCCGTCGTTGTACCAGATCCCAACTCCATCAGACGCCCACCAAATCGCAGCCTCGCCAGAGGCAATATTTGAAATTGTGGGATCGACTCCGGTGCCTTCCTTGCGTGGCTTGAACTTCGCCAAGTTGGTAAGCAAATCGAGGACGGCACCTGCTGTGGATATAGTTATCCCGCCTTCAGTTACCTGCAATCCAGAACTATTTAATCTGGCGATTTCAGTCGAACGTCTTTTGAAAATGATTGAATGAGCAGCATCGCATCTGATCAATGCATCAAAATCGAAATACAAATCATAAGCAGATGGGGTAATAGTCACTTCTCCGGTAAATTGAGCTGATTCTATAGTTAAACCGCTTGAAGCAAGAATGTTTCTTACCACTAAAACTCCATCCGGTCTTATCTGGGTTATTAAACCCCCACCGGTTGTGGATAAAACGCCAGATGTACTGTTAATCACCAAAGTTCCGCTAGAACCGGATGTGGCAAAACTCACCTGTCCACTATTGATCAGCGTCGCGCTCCCCATCGTGGTCGTATTGCCGGAGTAGATCCATGGCCCCCAGCCGAGTTCGCCATCGAAAGCCTGACCTGATGCGCCTGGCCCCGCTGCCGCTGATGCCGCCCCGCTCCTGTTCCTGGCCGCGAACCGGAAGTAGTAGGACGTGTTCGGGCGGGCGCCGCGAAGGATGTGCGTCCATCCCCAGCGGAGAGTGCCGTCAACTCTGTATGTCACCCAATTCCCTTCGCTTGAATTGTTGGTTGAGTATTCCTCTGCCACCTCATAGAGAGAATTGAATCCTGCTGCCGGATCAAGCCACGAAGCGATGAAATCGCCATTGCTCGAAGCGGTCATGTTCAAGGATTGAAGGACGCTTGGTACCACGGTATCATGGCCGACTCCGGGGACTGACCCGCTTTGAACCAGATCTGGAGCCCCATAGAATGCCCAATCCCCCCAGCCTGTTTCCCCAAGCGCTGGCCCGGGACCGCCCGCACCGCTCGTAATGCCCGAATTGTTGCGAGCCGCGAAAATAAAATAATAGGACTTGTCGGGAGCGAAGCCTTCGGCGTACCGGCACGGGCCAATCCTGAGTATCCCATCGACAGCAACAAAGGAGCTCTCTTTGATGCTGTAGGCTTCCGCAATGTCGATGATTGCGGTATTTCCAGTCGCAGGATAGTTCCACTTGGCGCAAAATTTCCCATTCCCGGTGCCCACCGAGGGGCTCATGTCGATGTTTTGCAAAACTCCAGGCAGAACCGTATCGACTTCGGCTCCCGGAATTGCCCCACTGTTCACTCCTGTTGGAGTTCCGTAATTCGTCCATGGCCCCCAGCCGTCAGGCAATATCCCTAACAGAGCGGCAGAATTATTCGTAGTCGTATCCCCGCTTTGATTGTGGGCTGCGATGCGCCAGTAGTACGTCACCGAAGGATCGATCCCTTCCTTGGCGTAGATCAAGCCCAATCGCACCGTGGCGACGGGAGAGTGATAATCCGAGTAGAGGCTGTACTGAATCGCAAAATCATCGAGAGTGTTGATATTCGTCAGCGGAGGCTTCCACGTCGCCGAAAACTTACCGTTTGCTCCTGTGACGACGAAATCTACCACGGCTCCGGGCGCCATCCCATCGGAGGGCTGCTTGCGGCAGAGGATTCTGGCCGACTCGATCCCGGCGCTGTTCACCGACGCGATCCAGTAGCCGTAGTCCTGGGCTCCCTCGATGGAGGATTCATAGGTCAACCGCGCGGATCCAGGGTTGAGAGGCTGAGGTTCCGTGGCGACGAGTTCGGCCACTGCGGAATTGGTGAATTGATTCGGCTGGCTCGCCCGATAGACCGTGTAGCCTTTCACCATTTCATTGTCGACGCACTTAAACACAATTCGGAAAACGCCCGAGTCGGCAACAGAATTTGATATGATTTCTGGTGGTGGAGGGGCGGCATAGTCGCCGGAAAGCTGCACTCCGGTCGCAAACTGCGCGAAGGCTTCGAGGCGTTCGACGCGGCGCACAATCTGATCGATGAGCGGATCCCGGTCGCCGCCCCAAAGCAATAACGAGGTTCGATCCTTGATGCTTGGGCGCGTGGCATCTCCAGGCCCCCGGCCCGCATCGGGTTCCGCGAGCCTCTGCCACTGGTCATTGACTTCGGCTTGAGATTCAACCGGGGTATCGGTCGTTCCCCTGCCGGATGGATAATTGCTCGTTTCACGCGCCACTATGTAACCTCGTAAAATCCGACACTAAAGCTATACAGAATGAAATTGGTACTTGCTGCCGCCCACTGGAATTGAACTGACAATCTCTTGCAGGCGGTCTGTTGCGTTCCAAACCACTCCTCGATGAGACTTACCGATTGACGCCGAAGCGGTGGTCCGATCATGCTCATGGTTGAGTTGTAGATGGTCCCGTTCGTCGTCACGTTTTCGTCGATCCCGGCCTGGTTCCACGTTACCTTGTTGTTCACGGCATCGACCGTGGCAAGCGTAAAGGTCCCATTGAATGATGCCGGAATGACTCCCGCAACCGTCACGCTCTGAGCCGCTACCCATCCCGAGACAGACGCGCCAACATACATCGTCACCACACCCGTTGCGCGAGCGGAAGTCTGGAGAAGCTGACCAGTCAAAACCGGATCCGAAACCGAGCAGTTATTGGAGAAATCGGACACGTAGGTCCCGTTGTCGCTGTTCTCATCGCGCAATTCGAGTACGTCGGTTAAGGCAACTGAGTTCCTTTCGAGCGTGATCCACTGAGGATTTGCCAGTCTCGCCGGCTGATCGGGCGGAACCAACTCGAGAGAGTTCGATTTCAGCACTGATGCATAGGTCGCACCGTCGAAGCTATAGGTGCTTGGGGTGAGTTTGAGAACCTTCTTTCCTGCGCTTCCCAGCAAGAGCGCGGGCGTTCCGGCCGCAATCTCACCCCAAAACAGGCTTCGCGCCGCTCCGACATGCTCCCACGGAGGAAGCCATTGCTCAGTATCGAGGTCGTAGACGTACATCTTCCCGCCAGTGCCATCGAGGAAGCAAAGCCAGTGCATCGTTCCCTGCGAGTAAAACGACATGCTCGCCGTTGCCGGATCGATGCTGGCAATATCCGGCCTGATGTCCACGCTCAGTTCCTTCTGCTGGAATCCATCGGTGATTCGAATGGTATGGCTCGTGTCGAACCAGGAGATGCTTTTCCCATATGGGGCAATGCAGGCCCGATTCCGGCACCCAAGATTCTTGAATAGGGGTGTCCTGGCGAACGTGGCAAGGGTATCCCCAGAGATCTTCCAGATGCGGCCGGCCGTGAAGACAAGAAGGAATTCATCATTCGTGGCAAGCCCGGTGACTCTCTGGCTAAAAATGAGTTTATTCGTCGGAGGAAAGCACTCCTCCTCTAGACCGGCTTCTACGATTTCCTCCCATCCGGAGTAATAGACCGTGTTATTTTTAAACATCCATATCCGGTTAGCGTACCAGACCGGGCCATAAGCAGGTGTCGGAGGATCATTCATTCCGTGCGGAGTCGGGTCCACATCGTTCCCAAGATCGGGTCCAAGCGGAGCCCTGAACGATTGGAGTTGCTCGTCCGTCGTGGTATCGACGATAGACCAGGATTTGACGCACGTTCCGCCCGTGGTGTAATTTCCGTTGCCCACCGAAGATGTCAAGTCGAAAGTCCCCCCTGTGACGTTGGTGACAATCCAGGTGCCATTGGCCGCAGTATTCCCTCCGACGCCGGCAATCTCAACCTCGTCCCCCGGTGAATACCCATGGGAAGCAACCGAAACGGTGATGGGAGTCAAGTTCGTCGCCCCGGTAACAAGTTTCAGGCTTCCGTTCGTCGTGGGGCTGTTGCTCAGTTCGAAGTATTGTCCGCCGCCTCCGTCCGTGGTTGCAAAGACATGAACCTTGTCGACCTGGCTATCAGTGGAACTTGGTCCGGTAATCGTCACGGCCTTGTTGCTGAATGCCCCCGTGGTGACAGATGGGTTGCTCGCGCTGCTCTGGTGCGTCGTGGTCGAGTTCCCATAGGTGTAGACATACTGACGCCCTACGACCATCGTAATTCCCGTTGCCGCGGTGGATGCATAGGGGCGTCCCTTTGCGTAAGTCGCGGCTTTGGATGATCCGCCGCCGCTTACTACCATCGGGATCGTTCCGATTCCCCATGGGCGAACCGCAGTCACTCCACCAGCCCACGCCCAGGCTTGAGCCCCATTGCTAAAATAGAGCGTGTTGTTGGAAACGGTGAAGTCAAAAGGATCGGTCGAAGTGGTATCGTCGTAGAGACTGACGAAAGCCGCGTCGGTGCCTACCTGAAGTTTCCAGACCGTGGAATGCCCAGTTCTGGTTTCATTGGCAAAGATGTAGAAGACCCCGGCCCACGTTTCCCAGGTGTAGGTTCTGACTACGTTCCCGGTGAAGACGGTTGCGGTAGCTTCGTAGGGGTTGAATCCGGGTGCCCGCTCGCAGAATTGCTTGATAGAGGTGAAGACATTCTTGGAACCGGATTCCCAGTGTGGTCCATTGAGCGGGGTATCATTGGAGTTGTAGCCGAAGGCGGTGTTTCGGAAATAATAATGCTTGAGTACGTCTTCTCTGGGCATCGCATGACTCTAAATGAACATTCCTATCCCGGTGCCTCGCGCAACTCCCATTGGCTCACTTGGAAATCGTTGCGCCTGGGCGTTGCCGTAATCCTCGGTTTCCGACATCCATTGCAGCTTGCCCTGCCATACGGCGTATTGGCCGGTGAACTGCCGCTGCCCACCCTTGGTGACTACCACACCGCCCGCTCGCGCATCGTTGACGAACTTCATCAACTCGTAGGTGAGCCCCTCTTTGAAGACGATGAAGTAATCGTCCGGGAAGAGGAATGCCGTGCTGAGGTTCGAGGCTGTGATTTTGGTGGAATTTTTTTTGTACTCGCCATCGATCTGCATCGTGGTCCCGGTCGGAATCGAGGCGCAGTAGGCCAGGCGAAGCTTGCTGCTGGTAGGAATCCAGGCAATTGACTTGAATCCCCCGGCAGTAGCCCTGCTCACCAGATCGGGCGCGAGCCAATCGGTAAGGTCAAGCTCCTCGGACACGTTCGGCGTAACGTCGGTGCGCGTGACCCGAAGATTCGTGAATGCAAGCACGTCCGTGTTGGCAACCGTGTAATCCTGAGTCGCATCGACAAGGGGGATCGCCGTCAACGCGGCCATGGCCCATTTCCAGTTCATGCCCTCATAGTTCCACATCTCTTTGTTGACCGAATCAAGCATGAGGGTTGTGGAAGTTGCGGCAATGGCCTGTTGCCTGATGATTCCAGCGCACAGACTGAGAGCGTCGTTGGGCGTATAGCTTGGAGCCATTTTCCACTCCTACTGCGCGAGACCCGTTACGAGCATGTCCTTCGGCGCGTCCCTGGGAGACAACATCATCTGACACCGGACGCAGATGGGCCGGAGTTTGCCGTCCGAATAGATCTGCCCGATATGGATGGTGCTTTCTCCGTTGGGCTTCTTGTGCGGGCACTGATCCTGCGCAAGCTTTCGCTGTTCCTCTTCGAGTTTCGCCATCTCGATGCCCTCTTTCCGTTTCCGGTCGAAAAGGGCTTTTTCTTTGTCGAGCTTTTCTTGCTCCGCTTCGGTCGGCTTCCTGAACTCGGTCGCGGCAAAAACGATCATCTCGCGCAACTGTTCCAGGGTGAGCGTGACCGTTGGGGCTTTTGGTTCTTTCGGTAAAAGCGCTGGGATTTCCATAAAACCTCAATTTGTCAAGATCTGCCAATTCCTGCTCTGGCCATAGGGTAGCGGCCAGTAGTTCTCGATTTGGTACTGAGTGATGATTTTGTCCTTCTTGAGCCGCATCAGCACAGTGCGCCATCCCCGGACTTCCTGGGAGAACTGCTTGACCTGAATCCATTCTCCAGGATTGTCTGGGTCCGGGGCCCGCTCCCACTTCGGAACCAGGAACGAGTATTCCGGCATGTGACCCCTGCCCATTCCGCAGAGGAAACGCTTCGCTGCCATCCCGTCCCGGTTCTCTACGATGTAAATCCCGATCTTGGAAGGATCCGCAAGCGACGGCTCGAAGATCAGGTTTCGGTTGCAGTATTTGAGCCTTCGCTCCATTTCATCGCTTGTGACCGGCCGGCCAAGGCGCTGCTGCCAGTTGGTGGGATCCAGATCGCCATCGGGCGCGACCGTTGCCGAATCGCGCCCGATTTGATCTTTCAGGAGACGCTTGTTGTTCTCATGCCCGGCGCGTAGACCGCTGATCAGGTCTCGTTTTCCCGGAGTCAATGACGGGATGCCCGCCGTGACCTTGTGCATTACCGTTTCCTGTTCTCGATGAAATACAGGTTGAAAGCACACGAAGGGCCGGTTCCGGCAATCGTGTACTTCACCTTGATTTTGGGGCCAATGGTGATGTTCGCGTACAGGCTGCCCCCGGTATCGGCAATTGTTCCGGTAGCCCCGGCCTGGAGTAGGTTGTTGAAACTGACGTTGATGTACTGCGAGGCGGTCGCGGTGAACTGTGCGAACCTCATGATGGTGAAGTAATTCGTGTCATCCGGGCTCGTCTGAATCGCCACGTCCAGATAGGGAGCGGTCCCTGAAATGGTCGCATCGCAGATGAACATCCCGCCCGTGACATCGAGCGGAAAGTCAATCGCCGAACTGGTCGCTGTGGTCCCGGTCGCCGTGACCGCAAGGAGTTTGCTTCGGTACTGCTTTAGCTCGTTAGCCATCGCTCCCCCCTATGCCCGAAGCTCGAATGCCGTGATGTATGCGGCATTGTTCGCGTTCGAAGAAGACCAGGTTCCGGTGACAGTGAATCCGTTGCCGGTCGAAAGAAGATCACCGGACAGATCCACGCTGGAGACTTGAGTTGTTACGGCGTTGGTGACGATTGTGGGCGTCAACCCGTTCCATCCGCCCGTGATTGCCCCGTTGAGCTTTCCGCTCGTCGAATCCCACACGAAGCGGAAAATGTGATAGAAATTCGAACTCGCGGAATCGTAGGCAATCGTGCTTGTGGTGTAAATGTTTGTGTTGCTGGAGTACGTCGCCGACGTTCCCCAATATAACTTAATCGTCAGGTTGACCGTGGTCCCGCCCGTTGCCCTGCCAGCAACATGCAGCTCGAATGGTCTCCCATTGAGCCGGTTCATGCCGGGGACATAGGCCACCAGCGGATTAGCCGATGATGTGGTATCGACGAACTGAGTCTCAGTCGTCGATACAGCCGTTCCCCCCATCTTCGCGCTTGGGACAAGGCCCTTAAACATGGTATCTGCACTCATATTGGCCTCCTATACCAAGCTCACGTCGCATTTGACGCGCCGGAAACGGTAGGTTGACGTATCGAGGATCTTCGCCACATAGACGAAGCGGTAAGAAACGTACGATCCGATCTTGCCTTCGGGGTCCGCCGGATTCGGGCCGGCAGAGAAGGCGTTGATTCGGAATGACTGCTTTGTTGGATCTTCCACGCGGGAAGGACCGACGCCCGCCAGGTCCACGCTCCCCACGGCTCCCTTGCCTACGATGTAGGTGTAGTAGAGCACGTTTGGAGCGGTGCCGCTGGTGTAGACGTTGGTGCTATGAACGATCCGGCATCCGCCGACTTTCCCGACTTCGCCGTTGTAGTTGCGCGTCGGGTCGCCGTACTTCGTGATGTCGATAAATCCGCCCGCCGTGTTGTCTGACATCAGGTCATAGGTGGCGTAGGGGTGAGCAATGCCGAGGAACGTGTCTCCGTCCAGGGGCTGTACATCCGCGCCGGACAGAAGCGCAACCACGCGCCGCATGTCATTCGCTGCGAAGAATGCGCCGAGCGTAGAGACATCGGTTGCCGTGGAGTTGACGGAATCGAACTCGTTCCGGGTGATTGTGTCCACCGAGAGGCCGGCGCGATATCCAAGCTGTTCCGCGGCATTGGCCGCAATGGAATCAATCGCCGTCTCGGTCAAAAGTCTTGAAAGCGTGATGAAGTCGCTGTACTCCGAAACCGTAGCCTGTACGGTCGTGGTAGTCAGCGGCAGGGACGTGCCCACAACACCTTCAGCGGTTGGCGTGGTATTCGCTGTAAATAAACTGTACCGATACCCTAAATCCCAGCCATTACAGCTTGGGCGTGGACTATATCTTCAGAATGCATGAAGCATACTGGGGCGCGTGTAGTCTCTGACGGCTTGCCTCTAGTGTTTGCAGTCTTTAACTCGGTGAAAACCGTCTCACATTCATCATAATTGTTTTTCAGTTGAGCCTCAATAAATCTTAGCATCATCGCAGCTTTTGCTTTTTTCCCAACCATATGCGGCATAAGCATTTCGATGATCATTTTGATCTCAACACGACGATTTACTTGAATGTGATAGCAAACCTTTTTCCAATCCGCCCTGTCTTGTTCATAAACATATGGATGAAAACCGTGGCGAATAAGAATGTCTTGAACTCGCTCGATGATGTTGGGATCTGTGTTAGATATAGAAAATCTTGCGATTAGTCTGGTGTGTTTTCTCCTTTCATCCCTACCAATCGTCAAGGATCCTTCCCCATCAAATAATCCAGCAAGCCAAGCTAGATGCATTGCGTGCTGATTGTCCAATCCAACGGTTTTTCGCTCTAGTGGCACCGTTTGGCTCTCAGGAGTTTCCAGCATATAGCGTCCTATTTTTATGATGCAGCAGATTCGGTCGTTTACTGCATCAGTCGGCCACTCCTCAACGGAATCTCATCGGGAGTAGTGGCAGACAGGAATCGGAACTTCTTTTTGAGCTGATCCAATCCCTTGCGATTGTAGTAAACCGCAGCAAGATGTGTGAGGGTAGCCGTTCCTGTGGTGTTTCCTGCTGGCTGATAAGCCATCGGTTAACCCTCCGATTAAGAGATGAACGCCTATGAGCGGTCTGCTCTTATGGGGGGTCTCCCCGATGTATGCCGCAGGTCATGCGGGGATGGTCTTCACGTCCGACCATGAAAATTTGCAACGTCAATGCTAATTTGGAACCTAATTTTGCAATAAGTCAAGAAGATTTCACAGTTTTCCGATACTTCGCAGCGTTTCCCTGATTCTGCGCCTGATTTCCTCGACTTGCTGATTGTAGTCATCCTGCCGGTACATGGCCATTTCCCCGGTTGCCGAGGGGTATTCGTAGTAATCCAGAAGCGTGTATCGGTGCTCATGGAGTTGCATGCAGGTAAAGACGCGTTCGGACTGGTTCAGGAAAATCCGGTCTTTCTCCGGGTAGAGCTTGAAATAGGGGTCCATCCGGTCAATCCATTCGGGGCGCCAGAACGAGCCCCAGGCAATCTGGCTCTCGAAGGCGCAATGATTTCCCCGTGGCGCGTTGGTGTAGCAGCCCCAATGACTCTGGCGCATGCCAATCGAGCAATGGATGCCATCCCAGGTGGACAGGATCTGCCCAATATTGAAAATCAGCATGTCATCGTCGTTGGTATAGACGATGCGGTTCCGTGCCTTCATCGCACCTTCGAACTTGCCCCAATCGGCGTTGTTGGGTCCGTTGATATGATCCTGAATAATGACTTCATCAACCCAGGGGAAGGTCTCAAGATGATGGATGATCGCCGCTTCCTCCTTTGGCCGCTTGTAGTGGAGCATTACGACGGATACTTTGTCAATCTCGCTCACTTATACTCCACCGGGGGATTGGGCCAGAGGTGTGAATAGAACCTTCCGATGTGGTGGCAGAAGATCTTCTTGAAGAATCCCGAGCGGAACCCGTACTTCCTCAAAGTGTCCGCATGAATCATGTCGTATCCCGGCACTCCGGGCAGCATCGGAGGCCATTCCTTCATGGCTCCTTTGCGGCAGAACCGGATCTGGCCGACTGAGACCTCTTCTCCGACATCTTCGGTATGACGAACCTTCCAGTATGACGCCTCAGGGGTCCATCGCTCAAAGTCGTGACCCGTTGGAGCGACTGAAATGACGGCAAAATCCTCGTGCCGACGCATGATCTTGACCGCAGCTTCGACAAATGGTTCGGGCCTCATCGGGAGGCAATCATCATCCGCGACCACGTAGATATCGCTTTCCGAGAGTCGATCCGCGTCAACCCGGCGCTGCCGCTGAAAAGCAACCTTATCGACACCGAGACATGGGGAATAGCGCAGGAATATTCCCGGTTCCTGCCCCCATCGAGTCAGGCACAACTTATACATTGCCCGGCGAACGGTGTTGTCATCTGCTTTTGTGATCGTGTTCAGGAAGACATCGATCATTTGAGCCAACCCTTCTCGCGGGCAAGCTTTTCCATTTGATCGAGCGGGAGTTTGGCAAATTGATCGACAACATCGAATGACGGCGAGGCGCCGGAACCACCAAGAACAGGGGCGGGGGCCGGAGTGGTGAGCGTCACTTCTTCGGAGCGAGATTGGGCCGGCTTGATGGTTCCGTCCCGGTAGAGGCTATCGGCCGCAACCACGAGGTTCTCATAGTTCCAGGGTTTGTCCTTCATGCGACCTTGAAGCGCCTCGACCGCCGTCGGGTCGTTGTTCGGGAACTCCGGGTGAGTGGTCTCGAACTGGCTCGTCTGCCGGGCGAGTTCAACGTATTGCGCGGTGTTATAGATGAACTGGTAATCCTGCCGGAATGAATCCAGGTACATCGAGGCTTCGACCGGATCGCTTTCGAGCAGTTCGTAGTACTGCTTTTTCTGCTCCTGGGTCATTCTCTGACCGGCGACGACTGCCGGTTTCGTCGGTGCCTGGACCTGCGCGGCGAGCTTGGCTTGGAGTTCTTCCATGTCGCGCTTTTGCTGAGCGATGGTTTTGGTCGCGTGGGTCTGAGCCTTGACGAGTTGCTGAAGGACTTCCTCCTGGGTCTTACCTTTATAGACCTGGCCGGTTTCGGTGGTGACGCTGAATTCCTTAGGCGCTTCCGCCGCGGTAACAGGTTTCCCTTCCGCGGTGACCGAGGCTGCGTCAATGGCCTTCGAGAGATCCTCGAGGCTCATCGTGTTCGGATCTTGTGTTACGGGGTTAGCTGGGGTTCCCATAATTCTCCTATGGTTCCTAGACGGTCTGCCCAAGATTCAGTTCTTGAAACGGTAATCCAAGTTGATCGAGTTCCTTCTGTTTGTTCGTCATCGCTTCGATGGAGCCCTCCACTTCGGCGATGATGTCCTGATACATTTTTTCGCTTGCTCGCCACTGTTCGAGCATCCTGAGGCTGTCCTCATTCGGTACGGTATCGGCCTTCTGGAGCCGGTCGAGGCGCGAGTTGCAATACGTAATCATGTGCTTGACGAGCATCTTCCAGCCGTCCGTCTGCTTCATCTGAAGGTATGACGATCCTGTGGCTATGATCCCCAATTCGTCTTCGGTAATAGCCATCGCTTCCGGTCTGATCATTCGGCGTTGACCTCCTGGGGCTCAGTTGGTTGCTGCCCCATCTGGGCGGTTGTAACGGCTGTCTGATGCTGCATAGCCCTGTCAACGATGAGGTTCTGGATATCATGCATTGCCTGTTGATCCGTCTCCGCCGATCCCCTGTGATGATCCACTGCCGACTTGATAAGTTCCCGAACCATATCCGCGAGTTGCTTGTCTTCGGCGATGTCCTTCTGGCCGGCGATGCGCTCCTGCTGCATCTGCATGCGGATCATTTCCTGAATCGGGGGCTGGTTCGCCTGTTGTGCTTCCTCGGGGGTGAGTTTTCGGAACAGGCTGGTTTTGTTTCGGTATCCACAGGCGTCGAACACCATTGATTCGAGTTCGGTCCAATTGACTGTCATTCCCGCCGTTCTGAGTTCGGCCAGTAGTCCGGGGTTGGAAAGGCTTTGCATGATAAGCGGGAAAACTTGAAGCAATCCCTGCCTGGCGGCCATCTTCGCCGAAGCCCTCATAGCAAACTTCACCCGGCTATTGATGATGGTCAGTGGGTCAACCTGCAATTGCTGGCCGTCTGGACCGATCATATCTATGATCTGATCCCGTTCGATGAAACGCTGGGTAATCGTGAGCCAGTCGGAGAGCATCTGCTCGATTACGGTATCTTCCGCGTTCTCAACCTGGTATTGAACCCGCGATCCGGTGGCTTGTACCTGTGCCCCAACTCCGGTTGCTGTTCGGTTTGCGCTATTCCCTCCGCTCGAAGGTGTGCCAAGTAGCGCGAGGTCGCTTCCGCCTGTAATCTTCTGTACGCGATTATCAGAGGCTTGAACTTCGATGTAAGCATCCTGGGCCTGATTTGGAGGAACATCATAGACGATATCCTCTCTCGGGTTATCAGTCTCGATAACCTGCCCCGGCCGGGTCTTCAACTGGTACGCGGGGATGGAAACCCCGCGCCGCTTGACCATGCGCTTATTGATGTTAAGGGCAAGCTCATCGATGCGGGCGTTGATGATCGTCTGCTGAAGCCTCTGTTCCGGCTCTACCACATCAGTGATGGCGAGTCCGTAGAACCGGTCGAGGACATCGCAGTAAAACAGGTCATAGAACGGCATGAACCCGAAGGGATGCGGCTGATTGTAAAGCACCGCTTCCCGGTTCGCCATCCAGACCAGGCGCTCCGGGGTGTGGTAGGCTACCACCTCGAGACGCTTTCCTCCGGGATCCGCAGTCGTGTCGTTCTGCGGGGTCCACCACATCTGCCGGTACATATCAGCCATCTGCTTCGTGTTGTCTCCCTGCGCCACGATTTTCTTTTTGCTCAGTTCGACCAGGTATCCGGTGTCTGGGATGTTGAACCCGAAGGATTTCTTGTAGGACAGGATTTCATCAACAGTCATCAGCTTTCGGACGGCGCAGAACCGGCCATCGGAAACCTGGGGGCCCGCGCAGTTCGGGTCAACGTAGAAATCCTTGATGCTGATGTAGCGCAGGAAGGGCTGATTCGTTTTCTCGACTCGGGGAATCTGGCGGATTCTCGATAGCTGGCGCCCCGTGCTTACGGTCTGGCGGCCAAGGATCGGATGGGTGATATCCTGCCGCTCCGGGTAATACTCCCGGAAGGTGACGAAGCGCGTTTCCTCCTTTTGAAGCCAACAAAGTTCTGCCGGCCCGTTTCCGTAGATGCCGGCCGATTTCAGGCATCGGCGCATGACTTCGCGCACGGTGGCAATCCGGTGCTGCCCCATGTTTTCCATCTGGGCAATGACGAGATTTGAGACGGCGCGGGCCATGTCTGTGGTTGTCCCCGGCCTAGCTTCGGTCTGGAACCAGTTCGGATAGTCCGCGAAGATTGATTGGAGTATTTTCGGGACCATGGATTCGATCTGCTCGAATGCCGTGTAAATCCCGATGTTCGCCCGGGGGATGCGCGTCCCTTCCCAGAACCGCTGCTGCACCCAGGCGAGATAGAGTTGATCGGCGTTCTGCCATCGGAAGTCGAGAGAATTCGAGCGCCACACCTCGGAGTCCTCGAAATCGCGCTTGGCGATCTTGAGCGCGAAGTCATCATCCCAGCGCTGAGACGGAAGAGTTACCTTGTCTTGCTGCGCATCGGTGAGCGGGCCGAGTGCGGCGTGAGATCCCATATCAACTCTCCGTTTCTATTTCTTCGTAAACAACTTCGATTCTAGGCAGGATCGAGCCCATTTCCACCGGCTCGAACGAATCCGATTCCCACACGGTCAGGAAGGTATCGACTACAGCATCGTAGTTGATTCCCACGAAATGAGCATCCTGTGGTAGTCCCAGGGTGACAATCATGGCTGGGAATCGATGCCCGACCGTGAACAAATCCTGAAATGTTTCTCCGCTGATTCCCAACACCCTGCGATTCGTCATTCGCATCAGAATCCTGTCATTCTGTCGTGATAGCGCTGATCGACCATGCCGCCCGTCATCATGTCCAAGCTCCACATTGGCTGCCCGGAGTTTGGATCAAATCCCAGAAACTTGTCTTTGCAGAAGGAAGGAAGGTTTTCCCTTTCGGCGTCCCTTGGGGCGTCCGGGATCACATCGTAATTCACCCCTCCCTCCCGGTTCTGCATCTGATCGGCAATCGTATCGAGGATGTCGTCGTGGTAGGTGCTTGTATCGGAAAAGCGCTTGATCTGGCTGATCAGTTCGGCCTTGCAGGTGATGTCCCCTGCGAACCTGATCAACTTGGCTTGAAACCAGGGCTGCAGTGCGCGGATCCGCTGCTTCTTGCTCATCCTGGTATCTCGAGATGTGGCAACAATAGTAAGGTAATGGTGCCTCTTTTCCATTTCGCGCTTGAGAAAGGGCATCAAGACCTTTTCGGCCATGTCCTTTTCCATCTTGTAGTCGAGCGGCATCGTTGGGCTGCCGTAGAGATCATCGACCTCGAACATCATGTCGATCACTTCGAAGACACTTGGCCGCCCGCAGCGCAGGTCGAGGCAGATCATGCGCCCATCCCGGTCGAACCCGCTGACATTGAGCGCGAAGAAGTCGCTCTTTTTGCTCGCCGGGTCCATGCCGTTCAGGTCAATTGTTACATGCTTCCGAAGCATCGGGCGCAGAGCTCTCAACAGCTTGAGATCGTCGATGAAGATTATCTCCTCGTCCTTGGCGAGTCCTCCCCCCATTGGGATCGGGTTGAGATAATACTGAGCACTGACCAGACGTGGGCCGATGGTAGGGTCGTTCTCCATTGCTTCGAGGCGAGCAAGCGGCATTCGTTCGGGCCAATAGGCGGTGCCGTCATCCTTTTTGGCACTCTGGACGTAGATCTTCCATTCGTGCTTATCCGCCTTCTTCTCAGCTTCGGAATCGCGCAGCACAGAGTAAAAGTCCGAATAATCATAAGTGGTTCCTTCTACTATCTTCCATCCTCCGGTTCCGTTCGGATACCGTTCCACGAGGGGCTCGCAATGCCCCACGAAGTTGATCACGTTCTGAATCTGCCCCGGCGTCTGCACATTATTGATATCCACGATGTCGGATATCAGGAGCACGTCGCAGTGATACCCGGCAATGACCTTGCCTACGCTGATCAGCATCATGGTAGGCTCCTTGCGCCTTCGGGTTCGCCGGCAGACCGTAAATTCCTTCATGTTCCCCCAATCCGCGGCTTTCTTCGCCTGGGGGCAGAGTTCGGGAAACAGGAAGCGCAGGTTCTCATTGAACTGGAAATGCTTTCGGATGGGGTCCATACAGGTCTCGCCCTGCTCTCCTACGCAAGTTGCGAGAGCGATCCTGATGTCTGGATAATTCAGAATGAACTGAATGGAAAGCGCCTCGGCAACGATTGTAGTCTTGAGCGACCCTCGAAACTGAAGCACCATCAGGTTCCTTAGTTCTTCGGGGCTAAGTTCTTCGAGCGGCACCTTGGGCGTGTAGCCGTACCAGATGTGCTTATCAAAGTCGAAGTTGTCTTCACCTCCTTGAAATTTTGGTAGGAAATCAATCAGGGGATCATGGATTTCGTGCGTCACCCAATCATGTTCCAGGATGAAATTCACAAGCCAGAATAGATCTGTCCTCGCTCGCTGGCGCTTTTCGAGCCACTTTTCGAACTGCCATTTTTCAGTCAGCCCGACTTGCCCTGGAGACAGGTTCGACAGTATCGCTTGGGATTCCTGGATTGTGCTGTCGTCCTTTTTCGTAAACGTCATTTAACTTCCTGAAGAGGTTTTTTTACTTCTTTCGCGACAAAAGATCTCGTCGCCATGTCGAAATGACATTCCTTCTTTTCGACGCCAAGCACATCGGCGCACTGGTTCAGGTAGATCATGAATGTCTGCCTTGCCTGCTCCGAATTGGCGAGCAGCACGTCCAGAATTTGGTTCATTTCCGAAGTGAGTTTCATTTTTATCCTATGCTGTCGTGCTGGTGTACATCGGCACATAGTAAAGCGTCCCGTTGACGTTGACCTTCATCCACCCGTCCACCGTGCCGGGAGTCGTCTTGGTACTGCCGGCCCCAAGCGCCTTGTGAGTGCCAACAACATCGTCAAAGCGGAATACTGTCGCGTCCGTAATCACAGCCGATCCGGCGAGCGACGGACTCAACATGTCGAAATAGTTGTATCGCGTGATCGTATATGCCCCGGTGTAGGAGGCGGACAGGTATACCGCCCTGGCATCCGTGACAGCATGGGTAAGGGTGTGGGCGAGCGCGATATTGAAATATGACCCGATGTTTGCCCCCGCCTGCATCGATATGGTGTCCACTCCGGTCCCGGCGAGGTTCATCCATGCGACCGTCCCAGCGAGTGGCATGCGGTAATAGCCCGAGGCCGCGGCAGACGTGCCGGCGGTGTAGTAGCTGGACGCTCCGCCCACCATCGCGCCAGGAAACCCAATCGAGGTTGCGCCGACATCAAGCCCCGACACGGCCCCAATTCCGATTGAAACTGTGGAGCTTCCCCAGTAGATTCCGTTGGTTGTGTGGACCGAAGACGCGAGCGACGGAGACCCCAGCGCACCGTCCCCTGGCATCACCGTGTTACCGATGACGTTGCCCAATTTATCAACAGAGAAAACGACCGAATTGAGGGCATTTCGAGACAGACGAATGAAATAAGATCCAGCGGCTGAACTTGTATCGTACACCGTCGAGCGGATGAGGTCATGGACGCCCGGCGTAGGATCGTTCCATGTCTCAACAAAGGTAAGAGCCGCAGCGGCTCCCGCGTCTATCGTTCCTCGCGTGGAGGCGATGGGACCATTGAAAAGCGAAATCCCGGAATAATTGCCCAGAGGATTGAGGCCGATCTGCAACAGTGATCCGGTGACGGTTTCGGCAAGTAATCTGTAACCGTCAGCGCCGAAGTGAGCTGTCCCATTCTGTAAGCCTCGCGCGAGAGATTCCGCATATGTCCCGGTGCGCTTTTGAACATTGACGAAGGCATAAGAGGAGCTTCGGGCTAGAGCTTTCTCTTGATCCAGATAATCCGTCATCGGATAGGTGCTGGCGAATCCCGCGTCCCCCTGACCAACCAGCATCACGCCCGCATAGGGCATCGCAACAAGGGCTCTCGTGGCCAATGTGGAGAGGTTGGATTTGTAGGTTGCCGGTACGACGTTGTGATTGCAATCGTTCATCCCCAACATTATCCCGACCAGATTGGGGGCAAGAGCGGTGATTCCGGCTTCCCAGATTGTTGCATTGACTTGTGTCCAGGTGGCGGTTTCGGATCCACTTGACCGCAGCAGATGCACCCTTACCCCGTTCTGGGTTCGCTGAGCGTCGACACCCATAATCGTCACCCCGGCGGTCCCGGCAACTGTGACGGTAATAGCAAGGGTATGAGACTCGCTGGTAAGACTGGATATTGTCGTGGTCGCAAACACTGTAGTGGCATTGCTGGTGTTGACCGAGGTCGCGGCGCCTCCGTCAATCGACCAGGTAAAGGTTCCGCCTCCGGCCTGCTTCAGATAGTGGATTTTGAACGTGTTGGCTGTTGCGGCAATGCTGTAGGAGCCTGGGGTTGCGACATCCAAAGATGTCGTGTGACTGAGATCAACGCCCACCGCCGCGGAGGTCTTGGTGACATCGACCCAGGTACCGAGACGAGAGACTGTCACCCCCGGCAACTGGATATCCGAGTAATTAACGGCATCAATCCAGCCCACGCCTGCATCCCCAAACCGAGCCTTTAGGTCATTGGCGATTGTCCCGGCGGTCGTGTTGTTAACCCAACTGTCACCCAGAACAACAATAATTGCCTGCGATGAAGCAGTACCCGTTATAATCTTGGCTATCTGCGCGTTCCAATCCCTGAGGTTCCAGGGAAAGAGATGGTCACCATCGATGTTGACGCCCTGAATCTTGATGCTGTCGGCATCGAGATAATCGGCCAGCGTCAATCCTCCTGTCGCCGTGAAGTCTGTTCCCGCCGCCCCGATATTAGTAATAATGTGGTTCTGCAGGTCGATATCCCCGAACGCCGGGCCACCAGCCTGACTCAGTATCGTGATTCTCCGTCTCATCACAACCTCCTCAGACTATGAACTTCGCCGCCACGGTCAATGGCACACTTGGGTTCGTCCCGCCCACGATGTACTTGATCCGCCAGGTGTCTCCCCACGGCATCTGCCGTATCGTCCCGGCCGTCAGCGTCCCGTCCGTCTGGAGAAATTCCAGCGCCCCGCCGTTCGTCAGGCCCATGCACCGCTTCACCGAACTCGCGCTGACTTGGGTGAACGCCGCCACGTCGCACCAGCTCGTTCCATCCGGCATCAGCGTCTGCACGTAGACATTCAGTGTCGGCCCCGTCCCCGCAAAGGTCCCCACCTGAACCGTGATCAGGCAGCTCGAGAACGCGGCCACACCCGGAAACGTATCGCTTGTAAACGTATCCGCGGTAATCTTCGTCACCGTCGGCACAAGGTCCACCACCGTGCTTGGATCCCCAAGTATCAATGTCGTCGGATTCGCCATCACTTCCTCCCCATCGCCGCCTGCATCAACAGGCTCATCTTTGGCTTCCCAGGCTTCAGCCCCTTCTTGTTCGCCGTCGCGTAGAAAACCTTCTTCCCCTTCTCCTCCCCATACTCCTTAGTCATGCTTTCCATGACCTCGTGACCCTTACCCTTGAAGTACCGGCTTATCGGCATCGCTCACCTCCGCCTCACTTCCCCTTCACCACCATGCTCCCACTGTCCCTGCTCGCCTTCGGCAGCGCGTAATACCTCAGCTTTTCCGCCAACTCCATCGCCTGCCTCTGGTCAAGCGCCAACTCCATCGCAACCCCTACTATATCGGGTATGTAGATCTTCATCGCCACCCCATACCCCTCCACACCCTCGATTTTGTAATGCGCGTCCGCTTTCTCCATCCCACCAACTCGCTCCTCTTTCTTCGTTGTGATCATTGCACCGCCTCCGCTTGCTCCTTCCTATCCTTATGGCCCGATTGATGATCCAGACGCTTCAGCGTCCGATAGATCTCAAGCAACTCGTCCATGGTGACCGGCAGCGCCCTCTCCCCCACCTTGATGTGAATCCTCTCCCCAACTCGGTAAATAGAGACTTGTCTCATCACGCGTACCACTTCTCTATCGCTTCGTAGGCTTCCCGAATCTCTCTATCATCAATAATCTGTAACAAAATCTCGTCAGCCTCCATGTGCGCCGTCTCTTGATCTTTGCCATCCAAGGCTTTTAACAGCCTTAGCGCCTTCTCTTTCGTCATGTGCAATTCCAGCCCAGATGCGTTTAACAGCGCCATTCTTACCCCGATTCAAAAATGTTTGAGTGGGAGAGGGAGGGTTGAGCCATTGCAGAAGCCGGGCCTGGGTGATCCTCCGGGGCGCCGACAAGGGACTCCCACCTTTGTACCAACGAATCCTCGAGGAAATAGCGTAGTCGCCCTGATAGCACAGCACACACTCTGCCTACCTGTTTGCTTGTCACTATCATATGTTGTGTGTCTAGTTGGTTGACAGTAGCATGGAGGGGGGGGAGGGAGTGTTAGATAACCAACATTTCGCCGAAAATCGTTGTTGCAAACAAAGGACTTACGAGCGCATTTTGAGACCATGTTATGGCTCTATCTTGTTTGGTTCGTTGGCTTTATCGTCCTTTTTAGCGTCCAGGTTAACATAATGTCTATTATCAGAACTTGAGACGAAATCCGCCCGCATTGCGCCAGGCGGAGAGAGCACTACTTGAACACCAACCTGGAGCTGGTCGCCGGCAAACTCACCAATGCCTCGCATTACGTCGATGGCGATCCGGCCACATTGATAGGTGCTACTGCCATCTTCTAGGGCCCGAACGAGCGCCGTGATGCTCAATCGTTTGAGTTGTCGCTTATAGTCTTCGAGCTCATGTCGTAGCTTGCCGTCCTCTTGATCAGCCGTATCTTGTTTATATCGAGCAATTATCGTTGCAACTGAGCGAGGGGAAATGTGGATATCGGCGGCAATCGTCTTTTGAGACTTGCCTATGATGTAGGCGCTTATGACTTGCTGGCGCTGTACTAATGATAATTTCTTGCGCCCTAGTTTACTCATCTGCCAAACATCCTGTAAATCTTGCAGTGACTATGCATATCTTCGCTGCTTATGGGGGTTATTAGGGGGTATTTGTGCTCAGATGTCAAGGAAAATCGTCACATGAGGTTCAATTTGCCCCTCATCCTATCGATCTGCCTCAGCACGAACTCGGGATGCCGATATATCAGCCGTTGCAGGTTCTGGACCTCCTCGCCCATCTCAGCCAGGCGTAGAAGCCGGTTCACCGTGTTCTTGTCCCGATACCCGGAGTGGTAGAGGAATTTCATCCCATCAACGATCGAGGTTTTAAACTGCCCACCCTCGTTATCGAGTCCCGGGGGCGCCTGGCTCACGTGTCTCTTGCTCATTTGTCCTCCTGGATGCACTTGATCTGCGAGATGGGGACGTAAATCTCGGGGCCGCTATATCTACGCGTCCCGTTGCTGCATCCCTGCAGGCACAGCCATGTCTCCGAGTAGTCGATCAATTTGTAATGCTGCCACGTCTGCTCGTTCATCCAATCGATCAGGATACGCTTACCAATCAGTTCGTCGAGTAGATTCTGCTCCATGTGCGCTCCTTCTTTTTATTCTTTTCACAGTGTACTGGACAGCCCCCCCAGCCGCCCTAAAGGGCTGGGGGCTGTCCACTGGACAGATTGTTACCGATCAGTGGACAAGTGTCCACAAGGATTAAAGTATTGAAAATAATAGGGATATTCGGTGTCGTAGCTTTTGTTAGTGGACAACCGATATAGCTCTGTCCACTGGTAAGAGTGTCCACAAGGATTAAGTTGTGTAATGTCAACAATTGCAAGCGTGTAAGGAATTTCATCGGTGACTTGTCCACAAGAGTGTCCACTGATGACATTTCATAATGCCCATATCCTCTTATTACGCATACTGATATAGCAATCATGAAATTACCCATCGGTCATTTGCTTGAGAACTGTCCACTGTCACTATCTCGTTGCAAAATACCGACTTTGCCGCCTTCATAGAGCTTGAAAAGCTTTTTGTTGTTATCGATTGTCTTGTAAATTGAATTGGGTTCGACTTCTAATTGCGCTGCAATCTCGGAAACGACAGCCGATCCATTCTTAAGAATATGCATCATGCGCTGCCTGATTGTCATTTTCACGGCTAACTCTGGAGTGTCACCCGGATTAACCCGTCGAAAAAATGTTCTGTCCTCCTCGAACGAGATTTCGAATGCCGATGGGTGCGGTAGCTGTCCCAGGTTAGCCTTTTTGGGGAATAGTCCTAGGGTGATAGTTTTACCATCCGCTGACGAGTCTGAAATCTTGGCGTAGATCGTCATTCGGGCTGAGTTGCTCCAGAACACAGACCCGAACGGTTTTTGGTCTCCGTTCTCGCCCTTCGTGACATGAGCAATGTGGAGAGACCCTGGTCCTATCTGGCGCACGGCTCTAAAGTATCGCCCTGCCATCTCTGCTGACTCTGGGGGGCCGTCTGTAGCAAATGCCACGCTGTCATATAGGCAGTAGTCTATCTTCTCGTCCCGGACTATTCTCCTCAGCCTGTCCATTTCGTAGACAAGGGGCCGCTCACACCTCACGTAGCTGATTTTGGGCATGATCTTGCCAAAGAGACGCTCAAGCCTGTCCCTGTGATCCTCCCCACACAGCTCCCAATCGAAGAGAGCCACGGCATGGCCCTGCTCTACCATACGGCCGGCGAGGTATAGAGCCGTGTATGATTTAGCTGCACCGCCGTCCCCAAATATGATCGAGGCATGGCGATACGGAAGTGCCAGTCCCTCGACTCGGAGAGCATCATCAGGATTTGGTCTCTCGAGTGTGCGTAAATCAACCGCGGGCTGACCCGGCGTTCCGCTGCGAGGACGCGCTGACAGAACTCCTCGACGTAGCCAACCCAATCCAGCCCATCAGCCATCGCCCTGCCTGCCAGTAACCTGGCTCGATCGGTGCGAGCGCGAGCAGAGGATAGATTGAAATCAGCAATACTGAGAGCCCCGTCATAAGTCTTTGCGCCTGACAATGAGCATTTAACGCACAGTTCCCCGATCAATTCATGGGCATCCCTGCGGAGGCGGTTGATTTCGAATATCACTCCCGAATTGGCAATCTTGAACCTGTATCGGTCCTCGCCGTCTTTGGCGAATTGGTTCGCGGCCGGCTCATTCTTAATAGCAATGCGCTCCTCGATTTCATTGGCAAGAGTTTCTAATTCATCTTTGGTGGCTTTCATCTTTGGCTCCGGTAGGCTTCGCGAGGGATTGCTTCGAGGAGGCGATCTAGTTCGGCTTCTATGGCTTCGAGGGGCTGACCCATGTAGGCTGCTGACAGCAGTTTCCATCCGATTTCGGAATCCTGATTGTCCGATAGATAATTGATGCCGATGATTTCGATACGCCCACGCAATCGGAATTCCTCTCGAAGATCCGCCTGCCGTTGCAGCATCTCATCCCATTTGTCGCGCTCGTTGACTCGTTTCCTGACAGCCACCGGATCCGGGATAAACGGATTCGAGGCATCAATCCCGAGCCACGATAGGGAAGCTTTGAAATCGATCCCAAGCGCCAGCTCTGCCAGCTTGATCGCGTCCCCACCGATGCCACAGCGAAAACAGAACCACATACCCTTGTCATCGTTGTAGGAAAACGCCTGTCGATTGTCGCCGCGATGGATTGGGCATTGAGTCCGACCTCCACGACCGGGTGAGATGTCTAGTCTTGAGAGGATTGAGGAAATGGAAGGCTTGTCTGATGGGAGGATAGGAGCGTTATTTGTCATGGGACGCTCCCTTCAGCTTGTTCACGAGGCGCTTGGCTTCGAGGGCTGCATCTTCGATTGCCTTGGAGCGTACCCAATTCTCTTGCAGGATTTTGGTGAGCAGGATTCCGATGCGGTCGATGGTGGCAAAATCAACAACGATTTTTGATTGGATTTCTTGCATGGACACCTCTTACAGGTAAGACGGGGGGCCTGTAATTCCCCCCGTCGAGGCCACTAAATCCGGGGATCAGCCGGAAAAAACGGAAGCAACCTATTTTTACTACCGAGCCGAGTTAGAGTCAATAAAAACAGTGGGTGAAATCACACCCAATATGGGTGATATAGACATACATTGTATGTCATTACAACAAGCTAATTATGCTAAGTACTGCGATTATCAAGAGTTTACAGGTATTTCTATCATGTATTGCTATTGGCATACTTGTTGCTATATAAAGGGCATGACGAACGAAACCAAAAAGGAGTACATCATGAAAGTGTGCGAAAACTGCAGAATCGAAATCGGCACCAAAGACGGAGAAAACCTGTGCGAGTCTTGCGACAGAGCGCAAACCAAGAAGGCTCTGCGCAACCGACGCGCCAGAGCAAACCGCAGGTTGCATGACGAGGTTATGCAATCATGCGGCCTCACCAAGGTTCGCGGTTCTATGGGAGGAACCTATTGGGAGTAACTCCACTGATGGGCCCGTGAAATTCGGGCGAAACCCCGCAATGGGTATGGAGATTACAAACCAGGAGGAAATCATGAGCGCATACATCGTAACAAGGGAACACATTGCATACCTAGTGAAAGCTGCGGAATCACGTCGGCTAAATCCATCGCACGCACACCTTTCTTGGTTCTGGAATATTAACCACGAAGAGGGAACATACGAGCGTTCCGATCTGAAGTCGTCCGACAATGCACAGGCGACGCGAGTTGGCCAAATGCTTTGGGATGAGAATATCAAGAGCGTGCATGCGCGCTACCCGAAGGACAGTCTTTCCAGCCTGCCGGGTACAATCGGAGAAAACTACCAATTTTCATACAACCCAAGGATCAAGACAGAAATTGATTCCGTTCAAGTTTTGAAAGCGGCCGATTGCTACGAATACCATAGCTGTGAGCATCCTGATTGGCAGGCAAGCGAAGCAAAGGCGTTCATTGACGCTTTGCGCTCGGCGGCATGGCATTCGCTGGTAGGGTATTCCGACGCAAAATGGGAAATTACCTCCTAATTT